GCCACCACCGCCGCCATCGCGGGCGCGCGCGGGGTCGTCCAGATGGACGGCCCCATTCCACCGGGCACGCCGATCGGCCGGCTCAGCGATACCGAATGGGGCTGGATCCTTGCCGCGATGTTGTTCGCCTGGATCGGTAAGCGCGCCGAGCAAGCGACTACCGAGCAGCTGGACGTCGAGCAAACCATCCGACTGACCGCGCTCGACCCCGAACCATGGGACGCTGGCGCAGTGACAGCGATCCTGCCTGAGCTCGCTGATGCCTGTTCCGACTTAGATTGGTCGAAACCGCTGACCGCATGGTCGCGCGAGAACATCACCGAGTTCTTGCTCAAGGCCATGCCGCTGATCCGCAAGGCGATGATCGCGCGTGACCTCAGCGATAAGGGCGTCTCTCGTAAATCGAGCGCGGCAACGATTGCGCGCCAGACCAACGCCGCGGCTGGCGGCCCATTGATGACCCCCGACGAGCTCAACGACGAGATCGGCATTTGACTGGAGTGCTCCCGTGCTGAACCTCAACCGCGCCAGCCTCTCACTCGAGCCCATCAACGGCGCCATCAACGATGCGATCGAGCGCGTGGCGAGCACCACGGCGGAACTGCCACGCCCTTATCTGGGCGCATCGATTGTCGGGCACGAATGCCTGCGGCGCATTCAATTCGACTGGTGGATAAAGCCCGTCCTACCGGCGAGGACGCGCGAGATATTCGACCGCGGGCACTATTTCGAGGAACGCGCGCGCCGACTACTCATGGCAATCGGATTCAAGTTCGCGCCACCGGAGGCGCTGGCCTTCAACGCTGCCAATGGTGCGCTGCGCGGCCACGCCGATGGCCTCATTCACAACGGTCCGAACCTGCCGGGCGCCTATCTGATCTATCCGCTTCTATGGGAACACAAGGCGGTCAATGCCAAGAACTGGCGCGCGGTGGAACGCGACGGGCTCGAAAAGATCTTCCCGCAATACACTGCACAAGTCGCGCTTTACCAAGCGTACCTCGACATCACCAATCCCGCGCTGTTCACGGTCACGAACGCCGACACGTGCGAGTGGCTGCACTTCCTCGTCCCATTCAACGCTGAGCGCGCGCAGCTGTGGTCCGATCGTGCTGTCAATATCATCGAGGCGACACGTGCCGGTGAATTGCTGCCGCGGGGCTTCGATGATCCCGAAGATTGGCGCTGCAAGATATGTCCTCACAAAGCGCGGTGCTGGAGGTGACGAGCCGTGGCACTGCCGCGCGAGCTCACCGCACGTCGGGACGATCGTCACGGCTCTAGGCTTGGCGACATTATTCGTCGGCTGGTGTCGGACAGTCAGGGGGAGGCCATTGCTGCGCTATGCGCTATGGCGCGTTTGCTGGAGAACCATCGCCTGAGCTTTCTTGATCTCGCCGATCACATCGAGAATGGCGGCGGTGGCCTAAGCGAGGACGACAAGAAGAAAATCCGTAGCGAGATCGAGAACGCGCGCGCCATCGGTTACGCCGAAGGGGTGAAGGCGGCGGAAAGCAAGCAGCACGGCACCGGCGCGTTTCGCAATACCGACGGGGCGCTCGAATGGACCGAGGTTGCGCTCTACTGCCAGCGTGAGAAGCAACGGCTTCCTAGCAAGTATCACAAGTTTATCGACGACATGGCTGCGCGCACCGTGTACGGGCGCGAGCCGACGCGGAAGCAGCATCAGTATCTGCGCAACCTTTTCCACAAACTTGGAGGCAAGATCACATGAGCCCGCAACCGCAGGCCGGCACGCCTCCTAATGCGCTTGATGTCGCGCTTGAATACGCGCGCAAGGGTCTTCCCGTTTTCCCTTGCAGCCCGCTCGACAAGAAGCCGCTCACGCCGCACGGCTTCAAAGACGCGACGACCGATGAGGCGCAAATCCGTGCATGGTGGGGAGGATGGCCGAACGCAATGATCGCCGCGCCGACTGGTCCCGCGAGTGGCGTTTGGGCTCTCGATCCCGATGTTGATCCGGTCAAGCAGCTCGACGGCATCGCTGTCCTGAATCAACTCGTTGCCCAGCACGGACCGCTTCCGCAAACGCTGACATCGATCACTCCGCGCGGAGGCAAGCATTTATTTTTTGCTTGGGACCCCAACGTCGATATCCGCAACAGCGAGAGCAAGGTCGGTCCCGGCATCGATGTGCGCGGCAATGGTGGCTACGTCATTTTGCCGCCGAGCCGCAACGGCACCGGTGGTGCGTATCAGTGGGACCCGAATAGTCCGCGGACGTTCGCCCCGGCGCCGCCTTGGCTGATCATGCTCGCCAAGGCGAAGAAGGTTAGCGCCTACGCCAAGGCGGCGCTTGAGCGCGAGTGCAAGACTGTCGCCGCTGCCTTGCCCGGTACGCGCAACAGCACGCTCAACAAGGCCGCGTTCAACCTTGGCCAACTTATTGGTGGCGGAGCTCTCGACGAGCAAGACGTGCGTGATCGGTTGTTCGAGGCGGCGGAGATTTGCCGCCTGGTTGCCGACGACGGTGCGACGCAGGCGTGGGCGACCATCGATAGCGGTATCACGGCCGGTAAGAAGCAGCCGCGCAGTCGGCCACAGCCACAGAGCAGTGTGCGTCCCACCATTCAGCTCGCGGACGGTGAATTGCTTCGCATTCTCACGGAAACCGAGGACGCGCTGCTTGCATCGGGTGCGCCGGTTTTCTCCCGCGCCGGAAGACTGGTCGAGCCCGTTGCCGAAAACATGCCCGCGTCGGACGGGCGCAAGACCACGGTCGCGCGCTTGCGCGAGCTCTCGCCAGAGAGCTTCCTGTCCCCGATCGCCGAAGCCGCCGCGTTTCAAAAATGGGATTATAGGCGCAAGCGACTGGTCGATACCGATCCGCCGCTGCACTATGTGCGCGTGCTGTTGGCAACCGAGCGGCGCTGGCGGCTGCCGCATGTGAGCGGCATCATCAGCACGCCCACGCTGCGCCCGGATGGTTCGCTGCTCGTCGATCCCGGCTACGATCCTGAGACCGAGCTCTATCTCGCGCCGGGGTTTCAAATCCCGCCAATCCCGGAGCATCCGACCAAGGATCAGGCGCTCGCAGCGCTCAAGCTGCTCAGCGATTTGCTGTCTGAGTTTGGCTTCAAGCGCAGTGGCGGTGGCGAGCACGAAAAGCGGCTCAATCGCTCGGTCGCACTATCGGGGCTGCTGACGCCCCTGGTCCGCGGCTCGCTTCCTACCGCACCGATGCACCTGATCGCCGCCCACATGGCGGGGACGGGCAAGAGCTATCTCGTTGACACCTTCGCCGTGATCGCCACCGGCCGGCTCTGCCCGGTCATCACCGCGCTCAAGAGCGTGGAGGAGACCGAGAAGCGGCTCGGAGCGATCGTCCTGAGTGGCATTCCGATGGTTAGCCTCGATAACTGCACGCACGACCTCAGCGGTGAGTTTCTGTGCCAGATGGCCGAGCGGCCGGTGGTCAAGGTGAGGATCCTCGGCTACAGCGAGACGCCGGATTGCGAGGTTCGTACCGCAGCATACGGGACCGGCAATAACATCACCTTCAAGGGCGACATGGTTCGCCGCGGACTGGTCTGCAATCTCGAAACGCTCGACGAGCGGCCGGAGCTGCGGAAGTTCAATCGCAACACGCTGCGGCAGGCCGGGGCGAACCGGGCGACCTACGTCGCAGCCGCGCTCACGGTTATGCGCGCCTATCTCGCGGCCGGGGCGCCCGAGGTGTGCGGGCCGTTCGCCAGCTATGCCGAGTGGTCGAGCATGGTGCGCAGCCCGTTGGTCTGGCTGGGCGAGCCCGACCCCGTGGCGAGCATCGACAAGACTCAGGCTGAAGATCCGGTGCTTGCCGAGCTCCGCGAGCTCGGGGAATGGTGGCTAGGCGAGCTGAAACTTGATGAGGATTATCGGAGCGCCCGTCTCGTCGAGCTCGCAAACGAGACCCCCCGCGGCTTCAACGTCAATCCGCTCAAGGATCTCTTCTTGCGCATCGCCGGTGACAAGGACGGCACCATCTCGACCAGGCGATTGGGCGAGTGGCTGCCCCGCAACAGCGGACGCGTCGTGCGGCTATCCGATGGCCACAGGTATTGGCTGACCAAGGGGCGGGATGCTCACGCGCACGCCGCGACCTTTCAACTCTCGAAAGTGAAGTAGAAAATGCGAGGACCTGCGGGAGGTGCGGGAGCTCCATCACTCCTTCCATCTTTTTGTCACTGACATCTCGCGCGTACTTATGCTCGAACTCCCGCAGGTCCCGCGGTCCCGCAAAAATGTAGAGGAGTAACCAACATGTCCGATATCACGAACCGCGGTGAAGGCGCGCCAGCAGCTCCATCACGCTCCGAGCTCGACGCCTTCCTTGCCGATCTCAAGACGCGCACAGCTCCGAGCACGCGCGGACGCCTCGTCTTCGCTCTCGCACCGCTAGCCGAGAAGCAACTTGGGACACCGCCTGTACGCTGCAAGCCGAAATGTTCCGGGAGGCCGGTAGACTCGGCAGCCTTGAGATGCAGCTGGTCTTCTATCGCGGTCTGGGCGAATGCCGCGCCTCACGCTGGATGTCCGATAGCACCCATCTCGCTAAGACCATGTCGCAGATTATGTGCCGCGCCGGTCAAACTCAGATCGAGAAGATCCTCAGTCACGCCAGCAGGGAAACCAAGCTGCTCAAGGTGAGCGCGCTCGTATTCATAGGCGACGCCCTAGAGGAGAGCCCCGATACTGTCCTCAGCGCAGCTAGCACCCTCGGTCAGCTCGGCGTGCCTGCCTTCATGTTCCAAGAGGGGCGCGATGCCCTGGTCGAACAGACCTTCCAGGATATCGCACGCTTGACGCATGGCGCCTATAGTCGCTTCGATCCCGGAGCTGCCCGACAGCTGGCCGAGCTCCTGAAGGCGGTCGCAGTCTTCGCCACCGGCGGATTGACGGCACTCGCGAACCAGCACAGCGCCAGCGCGGTCAAGCTCCTAGGTCAGTTGAAATAGGCGGAAAGAGCAAAGGTTCGTTTCACCAGCATGGTGTCCGCCTTCGGATCGGGTGCTCGGCGGAAATGGTCCGATCACCAGCTCTTGGAAAACCACCCGATATTGCGGGTCGGTGGTCTCCGCGGAACTGAGGTTACCGTCGCCGTCAATGGCCAAACCCAAGTCATCCAGATCGAGATGGAATGGACGTTTGGTCCCGGGCGCCTACAACGGCAACGGCCGTGGTTTCGCTGCCCAGACTGTGACCGACGCTGTCGCACCCTGCACGAAAAGGACGGAACCTCCCTCGTATGCCGGCGCTGCTCCGGCTACGACTATCGCTCCAGGCATTGCAACCGTTACCTCCCGGTGGCGAACAAGGTCAGGAGGGTGGCTGGCCTGCCTCAGCGAGCCCTCGCGCGCGAGGCCCTGATTGCGCAAGTTGAGATTGCTCGCTTGTTACGTGCTACAATCCGTGATCTCGAACGGCGAGCCAAGCGAGGCAAGCGATGAGTGACTCCCCCAAGGCCGATGACGCCCGAGACGATTTTATTTTGCAGGAGCGGCTGTCTGGTCGCTCTGCGCGAAGCATCAGCAAGGAGTTACACTGCACTACGGCCGATGTGGATGCCTCGCTCGATCGCACGCTGCCGAAGATCACGAACGATGCGAAGCGGCGCATAATTGCGCTTGATCTGGATCGTCTCGACGAATTGCTGAAGGTGTTTTTCACTCGCGCGGTTGAGAAGGTAGACGCTCAAGCCGGCCTGCTGGTGGTGAAGATCCTTGAGCGGAAGGCAGCACTGCTCGGCCTCGATAGCCCGCAGAAGCTCGACATTGTTCAGGTGCAGGCACAGGAACAGCCAAGCTCGTTCGATAAGATTCGCGACGCGATCATGCGGGTGGCTGAGCAGGCGCCTCCGGCGCAGCGCGAGGCGATCAACCTGATCGGCAAAATAGGTCCCGAGCGTGCGCTAGAGCTACTCAAAGCCGGTTCCGGTAACGGTGCTGCTGCTGTGCCGCCTGCGGACGATCCTGAGCCGAACTGAGCGCGATCAGCGGCAGCGTCAGTGTGGGGGAGGAATCCGCCTGCGCCGGCCGATGGCAACGGGCGGGCCGGCAGCAAGCAATACCGGCGAAGCTTCCTAGCCTTCTACCGCGTCGGCCTGGCTGTCTCTAAGCCCTCTGGTGTCCCCGTGCATTAGGGAAACCATCGTTGCGCTTGCGCGCAGTCGGCCCGAACCGCCGTAATCGATGGCAACGGCAGTGGTCAGCAGGCCGGCGAGCACTGGCGTTCAGAAACCCTCTCTGCATTTCCTAGCCTCGAGCCAGCAAAATCAGGCACTTGTGCGGTGCATCTCCCTATACTAAATACCACCTGGTATTTGAACGGAGATGGCGATGCGGGCGGCCCTTTACCTGCGCGTGTCAACGGACGACCAGTCGACCGAGCGGCAGGAGCGCGAGCTCACTGAGGCTGCGGCCCGCATGGGGCATGAGGTGGTCGAGGTCTATGCCGACAACGGTATCTCCGGGTCGAAGGGCCGCAACGGCCGGCCTGCTTTTGACCGACTGCACCGCGACGCTGCTCGCCGGAAGTTCGATGTCGTCATGGCCTGGAGCGTTGATCA